GATGTCATCATGGGCCCAAGTTCGGGAAGATTTAACCTACGGTGAGTCGTGGAAGGCTTACCTTCAGCACTTCGGTGCTAATAAGGTGCTTGGCACGGCTTGGGAACTCATTCCCTTTTCATTCGTAGTCGATTGGTTCTTACCTGTTCAGGAGCTTATTAACAAAACTAGGCTCCCTATAGGTAATCCTTTCGTTGAGATGAGATCCTTTTCTTGTTCGGTTAAAGAGATTGAAGTTCTCCGGTTGTTTTGTCAACCGGGGCTTCGTCTCAATGCCCTTACAAACAAAATGGTCTCTCCCTCTTCGTACTTTCCCGTGGCCGATAAGACCACGTCAAGGTACGAGCGCTATACTAACGTTCCGGAAACATCAGGGGTTGTCGACGTTTCGGCCCTTGGTCTCTTCCATTCTCTTGCGTCTGGAGCACTTGTGTTTCAGCGCATCAGTAGACGTTGAGCTTCTGGAATTCACTCTTTGAATCCTGTGAACCGTTCTCTATATAAACATACGAGAACAGAACCTTGGAGATTCTATGCCATCGATCATCGTCACGAAGTCCGATGGGACTACCGACGTCACTTACGACTTCCAACAGCAACAGGGGAGTAATATACGCGTCTATGGAAACGCCGCATCCGGACTCGTAGAGCCCGAAACGCTTCGTATCCAGCACGTATTGCGCCCCCCTAATGCTAAGGGCACTGATCGACACAATATCGTTTTCACGAAAAGTGTCGTGGAGGATGCGACAAACAACTTTTTACAGTTGTCTTGCAGCCTTCAGATCAGTGTCCCCCGGTCGTCGGAGATCACTTTGGCCATGTTGAAAGACATGATTGCCCAGTTGACCTCCTATATCAGTCGGACTGCCACAGTTACGAGTATCTTTAACGGAGCAACTCCGGAAACGGATTGCAACGTGACAGGCCCGTTTAACCCATCTCTCGCATAACTTGCGAGAATGAGACTGTGGTTTCAATGACTGATTTTCCGTAAGTGAGTGTCATGAATCGATAGCATGGAACATGGAGGGAACCCTTTTATGGGAGACCTTAAATCGTTCCATGTGCGATATATCGCACTCCGTCAAGCAATCATTGCCGACGGAATTCGTCATGGAGTACCTTTCCATCTTAATGATCTTCGCTACCTATCTGAAAGGATAGTGAGCGAAGGTACTAGCTTTGTCCTGGTTACCTTACCCCAACTGGGCAAGGCCCTGGATTTAGGTTTAGTAAGCGGGACCCTAAAAGTCCCTGCCCACTTTAAGAAAAGAAAGAATACAGAACTCCCGTCATTCTTATATTCTCCTTTTAGGGAGGTATTCGATGATACGGGTGTTCTTCTTCATGAGAAGGCCGATATTCAATCCATTCGTTTCTTACGCCTCTTTCTTCTCTTTGATGGGAAGTTGGAAATCCAACATACCCCTCAACAAGAGAAGGAGGCCGTAGATAGCTTCGTGGACAGAATGTCAGCGCTGAGAAATCAACGCGTTGACGTCCGTGATCCTATCTTACGAAGAGCACGTTTGCTCCTCGGTAAGGTTCTATGTGATTTAGATCTCTCTGAGATATTACCCAAGCACGGGCCTGGGAGTGTTGCAGAGAGTCTTGATCGCGATGAGCGCTGGGATTTTCGATCATGGCCTTTGCGGGCTGAGAAAGAGTATCCCTTCTCACGATATGGAACTCACTCGCTTTATCGTCTTATGGAGTTAGGGAGACAGATTAGGTATACACGAAAGAGTGTTACCCGATGCTGCCTAGTTCCTAAAGACTTTAAAGGTCCTCGTCTGATTAGTGCTGAAACTACTGTTAATCAGTATCTTCAGCAGGGTCAGATGAGACTCATAATGAAGTACATCGACAGACATCCAATTCTTCGACATTCCATACGATTGCAGGATCAAACCTTCAACCAGAGGCGTGCAAGAGAATCTCTGTCAGAGAATCAGGCTACGGTGGATTTATCCAACGCATCTGATACTATTTCAGTTCCCCTCTTTTGGTACCTCTTTGGAGAGGTGCCCAAATTAAGAAGGCAATTGATGTCAACACGGTCCGATTTCATGTCTTATAAAGGACGTGAGATACGGATTGCTTCATTTGCTCCTATGGGTTCAGCAACTTGCTTCCCAGTGGAGACACTCATCTTTTGGGCCATTTCCATGGCCGCACTAGGTGAGACTGAGTATCGCAATAATTGCGATGATGTGAGGTGCCCTACCTATTACAAATTGGTAAGGCGTGCGTGTCAGATCTCTTGTTTCGGGGATGATCTCATCGTCCCTAACTCAAGCCTGACCCTCGTTTTCGCGATCTTTCACAAAGTTGGATTTAAGGTCAACGTTTCTAAAACGTGCTTTAATACCCCCTTTCGTGAGAGTTGTGGATCTGAGTGGTATATGAAAACCGATGTTTCCATAATACGGAACCGTCAGTACATGTACACGCCGAGTAGTCTCGGCAATTACCCTGTCATCTTGCAGCTCCAAAGGAAATTTTTCCTTCGGGGCATGCTCGAGACAGCTGCACTCTTAACAATGTGGGCGCAGGAATCATATCCTGTTCTCACAATCTCGATAAGGCACACCATTGACAATGATGCGTCTTATTATCCTAGGTTAATTCACTCTCAGGTTAGGGGATCCTATAGCCTCCAAAAATGGCTACTGGACCTTGACTATTTTGAGCGTGAATCCTTGAAGATTGATAAGTGGTGTTGTGCTCTAGGTGCTTGTTCAGATTATCCATCTGAACTTCATTATAGGTACAACGCCTCATATCAGAGGATTGAGTGTAGAGTTCCGTGTCTTATTCAAAAGACGCGGACCTGGAACTGTGAAGGTTATCCTCGCCTCTTGGCGAGGTTACTTCATGATAGTACTGATCGGGTTGTCACCCGGGGCTTACGCCC